AATAGGCAATGCAAATGTCGATCAAATTGCTCTAATTGCTGCAATCCGCGCCGACCTGGAGCGTAGTGGCGGAATGTTGGCCGGTAGGTCCACACTTACCGCCGGAGGCGTGCGTGCGGAGCTGAGCACTGAATTAGCGCGGCTTGATGTTACCGTGTCCTCCCGCCTAGCTCCTACTGGCACGTTGTCCACGGTAACAAACTTGACCAACGCTCCTAGTGTTCCCAGCGCTTCCACGATTGCATCCCAGGTGCGAACGGAGTTAACAACGGAGCTGAGCAGGCTCGACGTTGCTACTTCCACCCGGCTGGCCTCTGCCAGCTATTCAGCGGCACCAACAACCGCCGCAATTCGCACTGAGCTGAGTGTCGAACTGGCACGGCTCGACACTCCCGTATCGTCCAGACTGGCCCCTTCGGGCACCCTGGCTCGCGTTACCCTGACGGACACCACTACAACGCTTACAAGCCAGCCTTCATTCCCTGCTACTTCAGAAATAGCCTCCGCAGTGTGGAACACCCCTAGCCGCACTATAACCGGAGGTAGTGTAGATAAAACCGGATACTCCTTAACCTCTGCTGAGCGTCAAGCTATAGCTACGGCAGTGGAACAAAGCATCCTAAACGAGAGCGATGGGCAAGCTATATTGAACGCAATCGTCGGAGCTATAGGTAATAGTAGTGTCGATCAAGTCGCTCTAGTAGCAGCTATCCGTGCAGATATAGAACGTGTGGGAGGTATGCTATCAGGGCGTTCGACACTCACAGCGGCCCAAGTATGGGCTCACACCAGTCGTACTATCACTGGTGGTACTATCGACAACGCTTCGTCAACTACCATAGCGGCTGGGGAAGTTGCTGCAGCAGTACGGGCAGAACTCAATCCAGAACTAGAGCGCTTACGCAATTGTAGCACTATGGACACAACCGCAGCCGCATTAGCGAACGCCCTTAGACAGTAAAGTAATGAGTATAGCTCCCGCACTAATATCAGCTTTCGCTCCATGGGGCAATACTGAACTTATATTCAAAGTCCCAAACACTACACTTAGCGTAGACCAGGCCACAGGTAACTATACCTACGGCGAAATTACAATAGAATATCTAGCTTATCTTAAAATTCAACAGCCTAATTGGAAAACATCTTCAGGTACGGATCAAACCACTTACAACGTATCTGGGCGGCTGCTCTCCCCGAGCACGCTAGATCCACGTATTGTAAATGGATCGCAAGCATTAGCTACCCACAACGGGGTAAAAGGTCGTTTTGAACTCGTTATTGATCTTAGCATGCCTGCAGCTTCATCCCCCGATCTTAAGCAGCCCATATCTGGCATATTCAGAGTAACCGGAGGTGGATAATGGTAACCAATAACCACCGGTCCATTGCCGATGATTTTGAAGCAGCGCAAGCAAAAACAATAGTCGAACTCGGGGAATGGTTCAACGAAAGATGTCGTCAAGAAATCGAGTCCCCTGAATGGGCTTATCCGACTAATCCTAAAATTAGAGACATTGTATCCACAGGACGGCTAAGAGACAGCGCGGTATTACGCCTATTGCCCGACGGAGGGTTTGAAATAACCTGGGAAGCTGATTACTCTACCGAAGTCCATGAAGGCGGAACTTCCCCCGAGGGCGTTCGTTTCCCCGGACGGCCCTGGACCCGCGACCCTATCGCAGAACTCCCCGCCATGTATGCTCAATTATTAGCTAAAAACCTAAAAGCTCAGAAATCCTTATGACTCTACCCACCAGCACTTACGTGCCCGAACCCTCTGACATCCGCTACCCGATAGAGCGAGTTGTATTAGAATATTTCCTAACAGACAGTATTACGCTTAAACCTTACAGCCAATGGCCTGGCTATTACACGCTAAAAACCGGTCAGAAAATTCCATGTATTTTCTCTGAAGGTAAAGATCAAGTACCCTCATCCTGGAAGCCTTCAGGCATTCAATGTATTATTGAAGAAGTCCCCGAACAGACCGTTACCCCAGGTATAGGTCAGATAATTCTAGTATCTACCTGGAAAGTCATCTTCACCAATTACGGATTCGACGACACCACTAGACAAACAGTGACCCTTAAAGAAGTCCAATCCCGTATGGCAAGGCTTTTTCCCACAGCTAACCTTCGGTATAACTCCGGGTCTGACGTGGCCCTGGAAGCTCTGACCGTCCGTTTTCGCGGCACTTCCCTCAACTCGATCCTCCGCCCTTTCTAAAGGTTTAAGCCATGCCATTCACCTACGCCGTGGGCCAGAGCTTTCACAATGCAAATGAAACTATTGTTCGGTGTGTTGCTCTAGCACCGGGTGCCCGTTATTTCGGTACTCGTAACAGTGCTGGCTTTGTAACCCTGCCTACTCTGGATACTGGTGTATCTTATACAGAGATTCAGGGGATCCAAAACCTCAACTGGTCAAAATCCGATAAAGACCAAAAATTCCGCCTGATCGGCGACGGTGGGTGGGAAGACAGCCGAAAAACCGGTGCTGGCTGGCAAGCCTCCATCACGTCCTTCCTTATGAAGGACATGGAGTTCTCTGCAGGTTCTAATGTCCCATCCTTCCGTGGCGCCTACGAAGAAGGCTACCGGATTATCGAACTAGCCTCTCAGACAGCCGACAGTGAGATATACCTGGAGATTTTGCAAGATCTCGGCCAAGCCAATGGTACTACCGGCAACTACATCTACAGCTTTACTGGGGTTAATTGTTCTGTCCAGAACCTCAAACCAGGGGTAGATCCGCAGAACCTGACGAACCTCACATACGACCTTATTGGTCGAGGCGAAGTCATTAGCGGCCTTTACGATGCGGGCTCTACTCGGTTGAACTACGGGTCGCTGCAGACCGGCCTGTTGCAGACATTTAACGCCACTTTGTCAACTGGCACTCGTAGGTACGCTCCGGTCCCTGCCGACAATGCCACGGCCATTGTGGTCTCAGCTCCACTGACGGTGACGTTCACCTCCAACGGCACCCTGGCCCTGGCTCACACCAGCCTGGGGCAGGCCGATGGATCCGGGTTCCGCCTGGAGCTGGCCTCTACGGGTGTCCAGATCCCAGCCACCGTGGCCTTCAACTCCACCACGGCAGTGGCTACCATCACGCCCACTGCATCCCTGCCTGCCGCCACAAATTTCAAATTCACCGTGCGCGACGGCGCCGTGACCCAGGCTGTGGACAGCAGCGGTGCTGCCAGTGCTACCGGCACCAGGCGGGCCTTGGGTGGGTTCTCTACCAGCTTCCGCACGGCTTGATTGAGGCGGCCCTGCCGCTCCTCCGCCCCCGACCTCGGGGGTTTTTCTTTTACCCCGCTATTTATGGCTAGCCCTAGTACCCATGAACTTCTACTAGATCCCATCTGTACTATTTTCGCAATTGATTGCACTATAAACTCTACTTCGATCCATGTGGGAGCCCTGTATGTAGAGCCCCTGATTCAATCGGAGATCGTGCAACTTGCTGATGGTGATGCTAAGCTGAGCGTATCCCTCCCCTTCGATCTGCTCCATCGCCCAACCCCCACACGGGCTTGGGATATAGAGCTACCTATCCACCATGACTGAATACACTGATCTGTTGTTCACTACTGATGAATACCACAACATCGGCCCATTCCGATTCCCGATCTTTCACGACCTTACCCCTGGAGAACTTAAGGCTATTAGTGCTATAGACAAAGCTTCAGCCACTACTCAGTTAGCCTCAATGGAGTTAGCTAGGAAGATCTCTAGGCAAGAAGGGATCTCTGCTAAAGAGGCTCTCGATGTACTAGCTCAGGCGTCAGAACCTAAAAACGAGGAATTGGTCTATAAATACCTGCCCGAACTGGCAGCCCTCAGCGAACAAGCTACAGATGATATAGAAATATTGTGTCAATATGGTACAGTGTTGATGCAGTTGCGAGGTGAAGTCAAACTGCCTGGCTCCGACGAATACATCAAGACGCCTGATTGGACTGCGGCACAGACCGATAAGATACATCGCGGTATGCTTACCGCTATGCGTGCATTTGT